AAGCCCCATCTTCCACAGGTCAACGGCGGGTTGAAATGGATATCCTGCCGTTTTTATTTTGTCGGTGTATTTCCACGCCTTGCGGGGAAGATTAAACATTGATCCGCAATAAGCCCAGACCGAATCCCAGACCGAATCCCTGACCGAAGCCCTGACCGAATCCCCGACCGAATCCCCGACCGAAGCCCTGACCGAAGCCCAGACCGAATCCCAGACCGAATCCCAGACCGAATCCCAGACCGAATCCCTGACCGAAGCCCTGACCGAATCCCAGACCGAATCCCAGACCGAAGCCCCGACCGAATCCCAGACCGAATCCCATTGTTTAACAAGGCCAAGTTGCTTCTTGGTGATCTTTTCTGGTGGATCAATCTTAAACGGATGAACAATATCCTGCTCGGGCAGAATTGTTCGGAGCTTTTTTAACCATAAAGCATGGGCCTTCCTGCTTTCGACTTCCGCAAATTCCCCCTTGAACCATTCCGGCGTATCGCCCTGATCGACTTTATACAACCATTCATCCGGCCGGAGATATGATCCGTTCCTTGGGGTAATTTCGATGCGGACGAAATCTTGCCTTCGTCCGTCATCTTGGTATTTTAACCAGCTGATTAAATCTTCATGCGAGTCAACCCCGCATTTCCAAGACACCTCGCCGGATTTAAGAAACAAACAGCTAAAAGCCTTGCACATCTTTTTATCTCCTTTGTCCCTAATATACTACTTTCCCGCGCGGTTGTCAAGTATTTTCTTTTCCCGTTCCACATTGTTGTTATAAACCACATCTTTACCGATGTAGATAGCCGTCGGCGGGGGAATCGTGTAATTTAACGTCACTTCCCGCCAATATTCCCTCATGGCCGCAACTCGTTCGTTATGTGTTCTGTTGTCTGGTTTCATTTTTTTCTTCCATGAAGTTTTTCCGATGGCAATAGAATTTCAGGCTCGGCGCGTCGTGGACCTTACAGTTACCGGGGCAGGATTGGCAGACCGGGAGCGCGGGGAAATTCTTTTCCCTTTGTTCAATGTCCCATAAATAGTCAGCTACCTCTACTCCGTGCCAAAGCAGGGTTAATGCCTTATCTTTAGCGGTCACTTTCCCGCCTCCACCGCTCGACGTCATCAACGTTATCCCCCAAAATATCCCTGTCGGCCCCCCATTGTTCCCAACCTTCATAACACTTGGAGGCGAATATTTTATACACCACTTTCCGCTGATCGTCTTTACGGATAAAAACGACTTCCCCGCCGTGTTCCTTCTTTTCCCTTGACGTCGGCTTTCTTACCTCATCGAGTCTTGTCATTGTATTCTCCCTTTCTTTCCGGCCATCGTTCCCCCTCCATGATCTTTAAAGCGGCCTCTTCAAGCCGCGAAAGAAGTGTTGTGTCCATACATGACTTTTTTTCTGGTCCCTTGATTGGCATCACGACGGCGCAGACTGTTCCATCACCTTCGATGCTATATATAGGGGAATCCCCGTCTTTTCCGTATATAGCACAACCAATCTTGTCTAACATGTTAGAGTAATCGGAGTTTATGTATATTTTCTTCCCGGTTTCTGTTTTGTATTCTATCATATACCCAAGGCCCCAGTCCATAACATACGCCCATCCCGTCTTATGGGCCGGAGAGTGTTCGGACTTGTCAAACTTCATCACGGCGTCGAAGTCGGGAATTTTGTCGTCAAAGTCTATCCCCCTCCCCGAATACCTGTTACATGAAAATGACTTCTTGACCGCCATCGCCCCGGCCAGGATCTTATCGGCCATTTCAAATTTCCCCCAGTTCCACACTAAGGCCCATTTTCCATTACTGATCCGTCCCTTTTCGGCGTCGAAATAGAAAACCTCACCCCTCTCGACCCCAATCTTCATTTTTCCCATATTATTTTCTCCTTTTAATGGTTAAAGATGGCCGCACCGAGTATATAGATGATATATAGCCCGGCGACGAGTAATATACCCGTCAGGATTTCTCCGAATGTCACCCGAGACTTCATTGTCCGGCCCTTTCCATGACAGTTCTGGTATCCTCGAACATCCTCTTCCGGCATCTTTCGGCGGCGACACTCTGGTTAAGAAGATAGCCGGAATCGTACAATTCGCAAATATCATTGAGCACCGCGAGAAGATTGGAAATTTTAAGGTTATTTACTTGATTTAGGGAAAGAAGAAACTCTACTTTCCCCTGACAGGTTTTCCCGGCGATATGGGCTTCGGCCTCTTGTGTGTTCATCTGTTTTCCCTCGGGGCAAAGAAGATATACCCTCTGCCGTCGGGGGACTCAATAAATTCAAGTTTCGCGTTTTCGACGGCCTTCCAGTCCCCGCCTAGGTCATGGGCCAACTTCCGGGCAACAAATTCATGGTTTTCTGCACCCTGGGAGTCTCCTGATTCATAGTAGGAATAGACTCGCCGCTCGTTTCGTCCGTCTTTCCCATGCCAATTACCTTCGGCCGCGATTCTGGCCCCCTTGAAATTCGTTGCGCCCAGGTATCGCGTCGTGATGTAATGCCCCCCGACAAAAACCGCATTTGACTTGAAAACCGGCTCACTCGTTTCTTTTTTCATTATCTTTTCCTTTCGTCCCTCCCCCTTACCGGCGGGAGGACGCTTTAGATCAGTCTATAAGTATTGGATTCCCCGTATTTATTGCTCTTGTCGCCGTTTCCCAGGATACTTCCCATCCTCCGATTGTCCCACGAGGGCCGATGAATACTTTTGGAAACGGGAGAAGCCGTCCCCGTAACCATCCCATTACTACCTTGCCCCCGTATTTAACGGGAACATCGGGAAGATTGTCTTTTACTTCCTGTATTGTCATTTTATTTCCCTTCGGCTTTCGCAAGGGCGGCTCGGGCTTCATTTAGGACTTCCTCGTCCGGTTCAACTAAGCCGCCGCACGCGTGACATTTGACGAGTTCTTTTAATGCCTGATACATCTCTGGCGCGGCGGCCTCAATCGGGGAAAAAAACCACCGCCGGGCATAGTCCGCGTACCCGTGATTTTCCAAGATCAGCGCGATTCGATGCCGGGCGAGCTTGCCGGAATCGTCCTTGACGTACCGCTCATAGCCATCCTCGGACTTGAGCCAATCGCCTTTGAGCGACCATCCGTCCGGGAGCGGTCCTGGCGTGTGCTTGGTTTCGCTCATTTGGTTCCTTTCGGCCGTATGGCCTTGAGAATAGCCCGTACCTCCCGCCTTGCCCGTTTCATTTCGGTAGTCATGTTACTTTATACCCGGGCAAGTGTCGGCGTTTACGGCGTCCCGGTATTCCTGGGTGCTAGTGAATTTATTAAACTCGTTCCACAACTTAGCCCGCTCTTTTAATTTAAGGGCCAAAATCGGATGTATTGGCTCTCCCCCTACCGAACGAAGCCCGTAGCGTTGATTATAAAACAACTCAACGCTTGCCTCAATTTGTGCTAACCTATCCGATATTTTACCGGCCTCAACGAGCGTTTCCCATTGTTCAACCGTCAGGTGCTTGGGTTTTCGTAATTTTACCATGTTGTTTTATCTCCTTATTCCGCGATTTTAGATAAATAGGCGTTGTGAAGGATCATTACGCTTTCCCGCATTTCATCCAAAAGGAAAGCCGGGTAATTACCCGAAGCCCGACGGGTTTCAATCTCTGCTAGAGTCTTATTTGTTTGATTGTTTAACCGTTCGATTAACTCTTGCTTGTCGTTTTTCATACTTGCATCATAGCACAAAGAAAAACCATGTCAAGCCCGGCCCTGAAACCGTGTCCCGCAAGTATCACAACCACAACAATTTACAAGCCTAAAAATATATTTATTTTCTACTATTGAAAAACGCGGGGGAAACAGAGTATTCAATCCTAGTAGAAGATATGCCTATCAATGCAACGATCTGGACACCCGGCCAGCCTAACCCGGCCATATCTGGCCTAACCCGGCTATACCCTGTATCATACAGTACTATGTATAACAAGGCATATATAACAATCGGCCTGGCATGGCCTGCCCTGATAATCCCCCTAAAGATATATCTTTGGGTAATCCGTTACCCATCTTAACTAAGGTCTTAGTTGCCCCGGATCGGCCGGCCGAAACCCGAGTCTCCATAGGATGGAGAAACCAGCCTTTTCCCCTGATAATTTTAAAATCCAAAAAATTGAATCGCCCGGTGCGTAAGCCCTAAGAGTGACCACGCCCCCCAATCCCCCACCCCACCAGGCCAGACCCCCCCCGGCCAACCCTGCCACCCAGCCCATCCTGTACCCTGATCCCTGCCCGGCCAACCCGCCCGGTCCCCGCATCTCGGCCTGCCTGATCTGTTGCCTGGGCCAACCCTACCCGGACTACCAGGACCACTCTACCCGCTCTACCCGACCAACCCACCTCCCCCGAGGGCTGGATTTGAAAGAGATTATCCGCCCAAAAATACCCAGATATTTTTAAGCATATCGGGCCGGGGTGGTTATGGTGCATAGGTTAACGGGGTAAGTGGACAACAGGACAACGTAGTATGTTATAAAGCCATGTAGTTATAATGGGGTATTATAAAGTTCCCCGCGCTTATTTCAGAAGATTGGGGTTCTCGTATATATTACCGATGACCGTAATCCTGTCACCCTCGATAAGTTTATAATCTTCATCGTTCCTACAAATAGCAAAATAACCAGATGGTTCAAAAACAATCTTGTCCCAGTTTCCAACACCGTCTTCGGTTATATCACCCTCATAGATTTCCCTGCCGTTCTTATCCCTTATGCCCGTATACTGCATAATGATTGGCTCAACGGTGCTTGGGCGGTGTTCTGAATTTCCAGGCTCACCAAATAAAACAACTGGTCCAAACTCGAAAAACGGCCCGGCAAGATAGTACATTTCTCCGTTTTTCATAAGCCCATCTGTTCCGTGTTCAAACCACGCCCGGAATTTAATTTCTCTCATATTGTTTCTCCTCACCGTCTATAATACTTCTTTCCCCCGCGTTTGTCAAGTAAAATCTTTTTCTTTCTTTTCGTCCAACCGGATAGACTAACCGAATAGACGAGTAGGATACTAAACTATTCTATGGACATTCTTCTGGACGGAGGCCAAGCATATTGGCGACATATCGTGACCCCGGCGGAATCTAGGGAGCCGGGGGAACAAAGTATGCATATTTGATAAGTTATTGCAATAATACTTGTTTGCAAGTGTAGAGGTTTATACACCTAAGAGTCTAGCAATAAGAGACCAGCATAGGTTTTTTAACAGTAAGACTAGCAATAAGAGACTATCATAGGTTATACTCTTAGGGTCTTTCTTTCTCTCTCTTCTTCTTTCTTTGTTACTTTCTTTCTTCTTCTCTCTCTTTCTTTCTACCAACAGGCGGAGACAGGTTCCGGTATTACATTAGCGTTACATCCAAAATTAAAGGATCGCTACGGCATTAAAGATCATTAATCCTAAAATTGGTTTTGTTGATTATAAACGAGTTAAAAGATATATCAGGCCGTGTATCTATAATGACCCCCATGTATGTGGCAATCCGGGTTGTCCCAATCGGTAGTTGTTAAAAATAAAATCCCATTATCGGACACTTTTTACTTGACAAATGATGGGTGATGGAAGTATTATATCCATATGGAGGTAGAAATGCCTAAAGAGTTGGAACGGAAACTGAAGAAGTCGGCCAAGAAGAAGTTCCCCGGCGACCGGGAAAGACAAGATCGGTACACCTACGGGACTATGCAACGAGTGACAAATTGGAAGCCGTCTGGACATAAGGGAAAAAGCAAATGAGTAAAAGACAATCTATCGGAATTTCAATCGGAGACGTTACCGGCAAGGGTAGGGAGATGCTCTCTAAAACAATCAGAGAAGTCCTAGATTCGGGGTTTAAAAACCATTCATCTGACGTTGTTTTAGTCAAGGCCCTGGACTTAATACAAAATGCCTTCCAGGTTCACGGTACCACCATAACCGGATGCGTCTTTGGGGAACAGAAATGACCAAGAAACAACTAATCAAGCGTATCGACGAGTTGTCCAACCGGATAGACGAATTATGGGGAAGGGTTTACGAGAACCAGCGGTGGAACCGAGATAAGTGTATTCAGGCACTTGTCGAAACGGGAAATGCCAGGGTTATCTTTCAGGGGCTTATGGAGTATTTCGGGCTGGAACAGAGATGGGATGATAAGAAGGGTGTTGTGATGAAGAAAAAAGTCGTTAAGTCTAAGAAAAATAAAGGAGAATGACATGTTTATTACGAAAAATAATCTCAAGGAAAGAATCGAGAAGGCAATTAACGACGAGAGAAAAGAAGTGGGCGTCGCAACCTGTTATTTTGAACAAGAGAAAAAGGTTGAAGGAATTGAGAAAAATATAGTAAAGATTGAAATGGAACTTTCCGGGATACGGGAAAGCATTCACGGTGATTGGGGGCTTCGCCGGAACTTGGAATCCCTCGCAAACACGGTAAAATTTATTGAAAAACACTTGGGTGTTGAGGCGGGAGTGGTTAAAGCGGAAGAGAAGAAATGACAAAAGAGCATGTTAAACATCCTTGTCCTTGACCTTTGCACGGTCTTTATTCTCTCGGCCGCTTACGTTTCGTCCAACTTTTTGATTAAAAAGGCCGAATTTAACCCTAACAATGTAACTAAGTTCTTTTACTATTTCCTTTGTTTACTTATACTTGTTCTTGCGATTAGGGTCGGGTCAGAAATATTTTCAAATATTTTTCAAATTTCGCAAGAAATCGGGAAGATTTCGGTTAGTTCATACGTCTAAATGTTGTGGGGTAGAAAGATGATCTTTGGTTGCCTGGATAGCAACGGAGAAAGATTTAACGATGAAAAATCCGCAGGCTACAAGACGCTTTGCCGGAAATGCTCCGGTAGAATTTACTACCAACGAGATGGCTGGTTCGCCCGCCCCGGAAGCTACGATGCGACCCGAATTGGTTGCCCCTACTGCGGTTTTTCTAACATATTGTTCGGGAGAGTAAATGGCTAAGAAGGAAATTCCCGCAAAAACTGATGATCTTGAGTCATGGCCGGGCGGTCTGAATATTAACCTTAAACGGGTTATGAAGGGGACCGGCCGGACCCTGGGGGAAACCCTGTCTGCACATATCAAAGAAGAGTTAGACAAAGAGATGGGAAATCAGTCTAAACTCTTGACAAATATAAAGAAATGGCAGAGACAGTTCAAGGGAAAGAAGAAATCTAAGTCAACGCCCTGGGCCAATGCGAGCAACATAGCCGTCCCGATCACTCGGTCGAACGTGGAGAACGTGTTTGTACGGCTAATGGACAATATCTTTAACCGGAGAAAACCCGTCATCGTCAAGGCTAAGAAACCTGAATTGATGGAGGTTGCCCGAGAGACGGAAACTGCGTTGGAATGGCTCTTGACGAACGTCATTAAGTTGCGGGAAAAGTTATTTTCTCCGTTGTTACAACAACTAAAAATCGGGACGGCTATTGTTTATCTTGCCTGGGAAGAGGAACGCCGGACGATTTACCGATGGGCCGAGGACTCTGACCCGAAGGAAATGAAACGGTACAAGGTTGCCGGTGGGACCGGAGAAGCGGTTAAAGATACACAGACGATTTACAGCGGACCAAACATCTACCCTATTCCCCGCGAGGACTTTATTATTTCGTCCGACGCGACAACGATAAAAGATGCGTACATGGTGGGATTCCGGAAGGCTTACCGAAAGGAAGAAATGGAACTTCGGGCCAAGCGCGGGGTTTGGTTAAAAGACGAGGTTGCTAAGATTCTTTCTCCGGACAAGCCGACGGAAAACGAGGAAACTCGGGCCGACAACCAGGGCAAGGAATTGGAGAAAACGGATTCGTCTAAGCCGTATGAATTTTGGACTATTTGCATTACTTACGACGTGGACGGGGACGACGAGCCGGACGACATTATGGTGACGATCCACCGCGAGACGGGAACCATTGTCCGGGCCATCTATTCTCCAACCTTCACCGGACAGAGACCGTTTGTCAGGCTGGTCTGTAACCCGGTAGAGTACGCCTTTGACGGAGAGGGTTTCTGCGAAGTTTTGAAGCAGTTACAGGAGGAGATCGACAGCCTGCATAATCAAAGACTCGACCGTGGGTCAATGATTAACTCCATGATGACGATTACCCAGGAGGGTTCCGGGCTTGAAAACTTCAAGGTAGAACTCGGAAAGAATTACGTCTGCGCGGGGGACGTGAATGATGTTTTCAAGGAGATCAAATTCTCGGACAATTACCCCTCGACCTATGCCGAAGAGGATAGGCTTATTGCTCTAGCCGACAGGGTGTCTGGAAACACCCCGGCGATTCAGGGTATCTCTACGGCCGAACGGCCCGTGTTTAAAGACACGCAGGCTATGATTGGCGAGGGTAATAAGAAATTCGATGCCATGTCCGATAACTTGATCGCGGGACTTACTGAAATATTCTATCAGCTTTTGGAGCTGTATTCTCAGTACGACCCGATGATCCGCTATCAGGTTATCGAGAACGGCAAGCCGAAAGACAGGAGCCTGACACTTCCAATTACGATGATTAGGGATGGGTTGGACATCACCATGTCGGCGTCGAGCAAGGTTACATCCCAAGAGGCGCGGCGGGAAATAAATAACAACATCTACATGATGCAGTCGGATTATTCGACAAAGATGGCTTCGGTAATGCAGGCGTTGACGAGTCCGATGGTTCCCGTTCAGTTTAAGAAGTTCCTCTTGGCCGCATGTAAGGCTAACGCGAAACTGTTCGAGGACGTGATGTTGGACTCCGAGCGACCGGATGCAGAGGAACTTTCTCTTAATATCGAGAAAATTCTTACCCCGCAGGAAATCCAGCAGTTATTGGCCCCGCCCCCTTTGCCCTCGCCGCCTGTTTTGAGTAAACCCGGCGCGCCTACAGGCGGTCCCGGTAGCCAGCCGGGAGAAGGGGGTGGGATTGTACCACCGGGGAAACCACAGGGAATGGGATAATGATTGATTATAAACTTTCTCAAGAGTTCGAGGATATTAAGAAAACCCGGTTCTGGAAAGAGTATGTTCAGAAATTGGACATGTCTAGGGACACCTTAACCCGCCTTCTCTGCACGGTTAAGATCGGGGAACCGGCCGTTCGGGGGGACATTTACCAGGAAAACATAAGACTTATTAATCAGATCATAAATTTGCCGGAAAAGATGATTGGAAAAGAAGACGATAACGGATAACCCCGCAAGGGAACCGTTTAGGTATAAGGAGATTTAATTGTCAGAAGAAACGCAAGACGGGCAAGTATCCGAGAACCCGGTCCCTACCGGAACGGAAACACCCGCAACGGGCGGTGAGACGGAACGACTCGTAGACGCGGACCCGCGATTAAACGGAAAATCCGCCGCCGAGTTAGCCGATATCATCCGCAATCAAGACAAGCAACTTGGAAAGTTTGGTAACGAAATAGGGAAAGTTCGTGACCTTGAAACACAAATTGCTTCCTTGACAGAGTTCGTGCGGCAACGAGAGACTCAGGTACGGCAACCGGAACCTCAAAAACAGGTTCTACCTACGTTCGACATTACTGACCCCGACGGGTCGCTGAACAGGATTTTTGATACTAAGCTACAGCAATATCATGCCTATCAGCAACAGCAGGCGGCGGCCAGGGAGTTGACGGAGGCGCAGGCAAACTTTGCAGAGGGAAAAGAGGCTTTCTTGTCTGATCCCCGGTACAAACACTTGTACGACGGGATTGAGGGTGAAATCGAGAAGTCAATGGTGAGCGCCTATAGGGGCAAAATATTCACTAAGGACCAACTCCGAAGCCCTAAAAGTTGGGTAGCGGCGGCGAAAGCTATCGCTATCGAGCGGGACGACACAGAAAGACTCATCCGCAAGCAGGGTATGGCGGCAAATGTTGTCGAGAAACCGGGGTCGGCTCGGGCCGGGGACGAAGACGAGGGGGACGTGGATGCTATCCTTAGCGACCCTGGGGTCAGAGAGGAAATGCGGATACGGAACCTATCGGAAAAACAGGCTAGGGAGTGGGTTAAGGCTTCTCTGGATGCGTCAAGGCGCGGGTTGAATCGGTAATAAGGAAACATTATGAAACTTAGAGATGTCCGAATTGTCGATTTAAGAACATCCGTTATTGACAAGGCCCTTAGTAAGCCTGAACAGGCTCAGTACGTCTTCAAGTCCAAGCAATACATCAGTTATCGGGGGAAGGGGCCTCGACCGGACTATTGGTTTAAGTGGATTTTGCACGATAAGAACCATAGTTACCGGGAGGAACACGAGGCCATGATGCGTGGGTACACCTACGTAGTTTCCGGAGTTGATCCATATTGGCCGGAAACGGTCCCCCCTAATGGAGATGGTCAGTATGTTTATTGCGGCGACGTTGTGTTGATGAAACAGCCCCTTTTGAAGTATCTCGACGAACGATTAGAGAACGCCAAACTGTCCAAGGGATTATCCCAGGCGGCTATAACTGCGTTTGAAAGTGAGTTGAGAGACGGCGGGGCGGAACTTTCGCAAAAACTGATTGACCAATTAGCGGGTAAGTAAGACGTTCGGGCCAACACTCCTAAAACTATAGGAGTATAAAATGGCCGAACCTACGGTTCAGCGGTTAACGGGTGATCCCCAAAGACTTTATTTTCCCGAAGACGGGACGGACGAGACATTCAAACAGGGCGATCTTGTATGTCTCACGACTAGCGGCAAACTGACCATCGGAAAAGCCGGTGGAATCCTCGGTATTGCCGAGATGGATGCTACCGGAGTTGACGGTACGCTCATCGTGGTTGATCTCATTGACAATCACAATCTTTTCTCTGCGCCGTTGGCGTCTAACGAGACGGCCGCGCAGACTATCGTTGGCGACGAAAGAACATTCGTGTTTACGGCCGGGGCGCAGACTATTTCCACGACCGGCACGGATATCGTAGTCATGGCTCTTGACGGCCGAACTCTTTCGGCGGGTGCCGGTGTTGCTGGCGGAAGAATGATCTTCCGGTTCCAGAGCAACCTGACTGATACACCCACTTGAGAATAAGGAAATAGGGAGAAACCAACATGTCTACGATTACTAGTCGTATTGATACCACCACCAACCGCGACCTCTTTAAAGAGGGCGGGGTACGGAAAATCTTTGACACAACCTTGGGTACGTACAAGGTTTACTATCCCAAACTCGTTAACGATGAGAAAACGAGTGACGAATCTATTAGAGACTTGCGTATGGCCGGGGTTGGCCTTGCGGTCGAGTTGGCTGAAGGCCAGAACATTCCCACGGACCTGCCGGTTGTGGGGACCACCAAGACCTATACGCAACGTCAGTTCGGTTCCGGGTTCCGCATGACGCACCGGGCCGACAAGTTCAACAAATACAACCTGTGGGACCGTTATGCCAAGAGTCTCGCTCGGGCCATGAAGATCAGCAAGGACATCGAAGTCCACGTGATGTTCAACAACCCGACCTCCACCGCCCTCACCTGCGGCGTTGGCTTTGACACCCTGGCTATTGCAAGTGATTCTCATACGGGTCTGGTTTCCGGAACGTCCGACAACTACGACAACTATCTTGATGCCGGGTTGTCCTATTCGGCCCTGGACTCTATGCGCTATTACTTCAAGACCCTCAAGGACGACCGGGGGACGATCATCGGCGGGGAACCGACCGTGTTGGTTATCGAACCGACGCTTTGGTCCACCGCTAAGGAACTTCTCAACTCGTCCAACAGGCCGCACGAATTGTCCAACACGGACAACGCCTTCAAGGATTACCTGGAAATCTACGAAGATATCCGGCTCACCTCTACTACGGCGTGGTTCTCCCTGGACAAAAACTCGCCGCATTTCGATTTCAACGTGTTCACGTCGGAAGAGCCGAACATGGTCATTAAAGACGCCCCCGACTCGACACGCGACCGGATTGCGACCTCCTTCCAGATGTTCACATATGGTTGGGGTGATGCGAGAGCGTGTTTCTGGGGAAATGGCTGAGTTTAGTATTACCGAGGAGTCCGGCGTAAAACCCGGACTCCGACTTTCTTTCCTCTCCTATGGAGGGGGATGGCTCAACCGAGGGGTTGAGATAGGAGATTAGAACAATGGCAGTTGTGAGTGATCGAAATGTAATTCCGTTAGGCTCAGAAGCCGGACGGAAACAGAGTATTGTAGTTATTCCGGCTGAACAAGGGACGCCGGAAAAACCCGGTGTTATTGCCCTTGAGTCATCGGCCGACACGACCGGGGAGCGGACTAGGTATTTCCTTTGGATGGATACCAACGGCGCACTCCGGGCGCACACGGCTATCCCGACTAACCAGGATGGCGACGGTTCTGCGGTTGGTTCATCTAGCGGGGCTACCGTAACCCTTAACAACCTGACCACGACCGCGATTAACGCGGCCCTTATCCCGGCCGACGGGACGATTGATCTTGGTACGGATGCCAAGCCGTTTAGAACCGAACACCTTCTTACGAGTTTGGTTTTGAATCAGACGACCGGGAATTATACCCTTACCTGGGATAACCCCGGCGCGGCTCGGGCTATTAGTATCCCTGATCCCGGTGCCACGGCTACGGTTATGCTTAACGCCGGAGCGGCCAACACGATTTCCTACGTCAATGGTACATCCTCGATTACTTTCGGGGCGAACTCTGACTTGGATATCGCCGCCGCGAAGACTGTTAATATCGACGTGAATGTTACGGCCAACACCGAGGACATCACGTTGAACCAGAGCCTTTCCACAACCGATGCGGTTGCGTTTGCCACCGGATCGACGATCGGGAACCTGACGCTGGCGAACGGGAGCATCACGGATTCTGGCGGGGCCATCAGTTTCGGAAACGAAAACTTAACCACGACCGGGACCATCAATATCGCGGCCGATAGCGTTAAGATGACATGGGGGGCTGACGGCGCGACGGATGCTTACATTCAGTTTGACGGTTCAAATCTGAAATTGTATGATTCTAACCTCGGGGTTGCCCGGTCTCTGACCGAGCTTTATTCCGGCACGACCCTAAACCCGAACGTATCCGGGGACTTGACTATCCCCGATGGAAAACTCACCTGGACCAACGCCACGGCTGAGGCGTCAGGGGTTTGGACGTTTGCGGGAACGTCTACGACCGATATCGCTATCGCGTCCTCCATTACCACCGGGAAGGTTCTTTCTATCACTGCTGATGCTTGCGCCAACGGAACGCTTGCTTACCTTGACGCCGATGGCGGGGTTGGGGCTAGCGGGTATTACGTTTATTGTTACAACGGTTCCGCCGCTAAGTTCACGGTTGGGGAAGACGGGGCTACGGTTATCGGCGGGAACGCGATTGCTACCGCCGCCTTGACGTTGACGAAGGGCGATCTTGTTATGTCCGACGGTCGGTTACTTGTTACTTTGACCGGGGACAATACGAGTAAGATTTCCCGGAACGTCACCACGCTGACCTCGGCTATCCTTGAAATCGAGAATACCCACATTTCTGGCGGAGTGTGCTTACTGCTCGATCAGGATGCCACGGGCGATCTCAACGCTCTCGAAATCACCAACGCGGGTACGGGTTATGCGGCCACGACGACCGCCGCCGCCGCTGGCGGTGGAGGGTTTGAGTATATCGCGGCTACGTCTGGAACCGGCAAGGGCTTGTTCTTAGACGGTTCTACGGGTTCTTGGATTGGAGCGGATAATACGGGTCTTGCGGAAATCACATCGGACGGCGTTCTTGCGGCCGGGGCCAACCTGTTACGGGTTACTTCGTCTGGATTGAACGCGGCCGGTTCTTTCCTCTGCGAGATCGAGCAGACCGGGAAGGTTGTTGGGGCGACGGACGGCATTTGCTTGAAGGTTAGTGAAACTGCCGCCGCGACCGCGACCTCCTATGCTGTCTGTATCGCGTCCACGAACAACGAAGCCCTTCACGTTGATACGGGCCAAACCCTGTTTGACGAGAAGGTTACTATCAGCACTACGGACAATGAGGGGATTGCCCTCGCCATTGTCCACCCCGATACCACGGGAAACACTAACGCCGTTACGATTCAGCCGTCTGGTTCCGGCGCGGGACTCTATGTCAACCCGCAGGAAGCCGACACGATGGCTATTAGCGTCGTGGGAAAGACCGCCAGCACGGTTTCCTTGGTGAAGGTTGACGGAACCGACACGGATGGTTGGTACGGCGCGAACAATGTCGGCATGGTTCACCTTGTTAACGACGGGACGTATGCTCACGTCGGAGCTTCCATGCTGTACATTCAGAACTCCGGTGTCCCGCAAGACGACGCCCAGGGTTATTGTTTGCGGATCATTGACACGGGTAATGCCGCCGCCGGGACGATGGCCTATCCGGTCTACATTACTTCTAATGACGCCACGGTTGGCGGGGTTTATATCTCCACCAACGCGGCTGGTGCGGCCCTCACGGTTGCGGCCGGAACCGCTTCGTTTGCCGGCGTGACTACGTTCACGGCCGGGTTGAAAACTAAAGTTGCCGTTACCGATACGGCCAATCCTCCGACCAATGCCGAAATGATTACGGCGTTTGGTGCGGCGGCTACGGCCGGGGCGGGGTTCTTAGGCGTCCTTGATGATGCTAACGGCCACGCCAATGAGTACATTTGTTGGAGTGACGGAACGAAGTGGTGGTATGTTACCGGGACCGCTGGTGCATAATGAACAAAGGGGGACGGTGGCGGGTGAAAGAAACCAAGACCGTCCCCTTAATTAAATTTTCCAAAGGAGATGTGCAGATGGATGTCAAGGAGAGAATGAAAGACGTTGAGGCCCGAAACCTGAAGACCACGGAAACTATTAGTTCCCTGGTTAAGCAGAGAGCGGAACTCGACAAGCAAATCGCGGCTCTCCGCGAGGAAACCATCAGTCAGGGTGGGGAGTACAAGGCTTTACAAGCGTTGCTTGATCCCCCCAAATCAGAACCGGTTGACCCTAAGTCTGAAACGGTTAACTAAGTTGCGAGCGGTTTCCCCGGCTGTACCGAAAACAGCCGGGACATACCCCTACGGGGTAAAGGAGGAGGAACATGAGTAATGCCCTTCGGGGGAATGTTTACATTCTTGACACGGCGGCTACGGTTGTAACAACTAAGCCAATTTGGATTAAAAAGATTCTTTTTTACCCCAACGCTGATGGTGATGTGGCCCTGCTGAAATGGTGGGACCCCGAGACTAAGTATGCGGAAGGATCGGGGACTTATCATTCTGGCGATATCCTGGGGACGATAACCAGCACCACGACCCTGACGATGGCTAGCGGAACGCTTCTGCCTAACACGGTCTTGGATGGGGATGTCTTTAGGATTGTAAACAGCGAAACGGGGCTTAACAACTCAACAAACGTCGTCACCTCGGCCGGAAATAACACGGTGGTTGTATGCGCTAACGCCGGGTGGACGAATGAGGCGAGCAAGTGGTATCACTTCGAGTCCCACGCTACCTACGTGGCTGTTCCACTTATTTCCCAGGACGTAAACATTGTCCAGGTTGACTTTGACGGACTCGGGCAACGATTCCCCAATCTCACCCTGGAAACCCTTTCATCTTCGGCAAAGGTTTATATTTACATCTAATGATTGAAAAACCGGAACCGGCCCCCCGGAAAGATTGCGAGAACGAGGAATACTACTCCTGCGTCATGTGCGGAGCGGGATACGTTTACTACGAACTCCGATTCGACACGGCAACGGCCGCCGCGACGGTTGGAGAGACAATAAGCGGGATTACTTCTAATTGTACCGGGGTAGTGGTTTCGTCTGCGCTTGAGTCTGGTTCTTACGCGGGAGGGGACGCGGCCGGGACGCTTGAACTATCCGGGGTTACGGGGGCTACGGATGATTTAGCCTTTACGGATAACGAGGGCCTTTCGGGGACATCTACGTTCTCCGGCATGGCTAACGGTCAGGCAATAGGAAAACATTATGGTCTAGTGTATCCGGCTGGAGACATGGCGGAGCGGGACGGAAAAAGGTACTGCACGGGGCATTTTAATTGGCGATTTATCCCGAAGGACCGGGACGCCAGCAAGGTTGACGTGGAGGAATAAATGATTTTCAAGCCGATGCCGGGGCGTATTTATGCCATCCTTGATGCGGTCGAGGAAAAGAAGATCGGGAGTATTATCATAGCCGATAAAACCGGCGCACAGTCCAGAATTGGCACGGTTAAGGCTATCGGGAAGGATGTTGAAGACCTAAAGGTTGGCGACAGGATTCTTGTTTCCTACGCTACCGGGGTAGTTATCGACCTTCCCGAGCTGTACCGCCATTGTGGAGAGAAGGGCGGGGGGCAGGACATCCACAGGATTTATTGTCCCCAGGAAATCCTCACTACGGTAGAGGGCGAAGAAAAATAAAATGGGAACATACACGTACTCTCAATTCAAGGCGTGGCTCAAATCTCCGCGTTTCGGAAATAGTGATTCCTTTGATTCATTCTACGGAACATGGGTCAACGCGGCCTATAACATGCTTTGCAATAGGTCCGTTATCGAGGGCGGTGGATTCGAGTTGCCGCAGTTAAACACGACCTCATCCGCCACGACCGTTGACGGTACGGGGTATGTTTCGGTTCCAACCGACTGTCTGGCTATCTTGGAAGTGTATGATGCGACAAACAAGGCTAGGTTAGATTGGGAATCATACCCGTCTTACATTTCCCACACAGACCGGGCTACATCAACGGCCGAGGGGAAGCCGTCTTATTGGACGCGCTCGGGGGCGTATATCTATCTATACCCCACGCCGGACGCGGCCTATACCCTGACGATCAGTTATAGGAAACGACCGGCCGCGCTTGCCGGGGAAAGTGACGTTACGATTATCGGGGCTGAGTGGGACGACGTTATCCTTGAGTTGGCACACTTTGTCGGAAGGAATTGGGCCGGAGAGCAGGAAAAGGCAGAGTATTCCCGTAAGTTGGCGGACGTGATGATTGCCAACATAGCGGGTGTTTACAAGAAAGAGGAACGGGCGAGACGGGAAAAACTCCACCCCGAAACGACGATGACTAGCAGGGATTCGTACTGATGAACGATCAGACTAAATTTAAGATTTCCGGGCGGTTTGACCGTTGGCGGAATGACGAACTTATTGAGTTTGTGGGGAAGTCATTTCAGACCGAGTTGGAGCGCGGAGCGGCGTGGGCCATGTTCGCCCACCTATGCGAAGAGTACCCCGGTGTTAGGGAATTAGCGCGGGGGAAACTCGTAGAGACTGAGAATTTCATAGGAGGGTAACATGGGAGTTCAAAACGCGGGGAAAGCGGCCGTTCAAGCCTTGGTTGCGGCCTCATTCAAATATGCGGCTACGGGGTCGGGTACGACGGCGGAATCTGCCGCCCATACCGCCCTTGTGACGGAGAACACTCTTTATGGCTCGGCTCGGGCGGATTGTTCATCTTCTCCGGCCACGATTACCCAAACCACCACTACTACCACTAACGACACGGTAACTTATACTAAAACCTGGACAATATCCGGGGGTACGGTTAGCGTTCGGGAGATTGGAATTTTCGACGCAGATGTTGCGGGAACAATGCTGTGTCGAACGCTGTTATCCGCGACCAAGACTATTGCGACGGGTGAAACCTACGCGCTTACGTATAACTTCATATCCGCGTAAGGGAGAGGCAACATGGCCTCTTACAAGCGGTTTTCTATTTCTCCTATGGCCCTGGGTATCGAAACATCCAGCCCGGAGTTGTTTACTAATCGGATATACTCTCCTAATGTCACAAACGCTAGGATAGATCAGAATAGCGTAATCAAAAGGTGGGGGTATTCTCTTGATCGCACCCTTCCGGGGCCTGTCTACGACATAGCCCTCTATCAGTTAGCCGATGGGTCTAGGTATACTCTTTATCTGACCGATACGGACCTGTGTTGCCGGGAAACGGCGGTCGGGGGAACATGGTCATACAAGACCGAAACCTACACAACCGGGACGATTTCAGGTATTACGACAACAGCCGTCACGGGGAGTGGGGCGGCATGGCAGACGGCCGGAATAGCGGCCGGGGACAAGTTTATTATCGATTCCGACCACGACGCCGATACTGAGCCTGATACCCATTGGGCCACGGTAGCCAGCGTCGGCGGGGAGAACGCGCTTGTACTTACCGGTAACTATACCGGGGCGGCGACAACCGGGACGTACAAAATAAGAAAGCTCTATTCAATCCCGACAAACGAGAGATGGTCTTGGGCGGTCGTCGGGGACAAGTTCTGCTTTACTAATGGAAGCTCTTATATGCAGTATTGGGATGGTAGCGGGTATGCGGCCAACCTAAACGCGACGTATACGGAAAAGGCCCGTTATTGTCAGGTATTTGCAAACCGTCTTTTTATTGTGGACATGACGATCTCTGCGGCTCGACACCCCGTGACCATCCGGTGGAGCAAGGAAAACGACCCGACAGATTGGACCGACAGCACGGCCGGTGAACAAGACTTCCTGGAGACTGATGATTTCATTACCGGACTCGGGCGGGTCGGGTCATATTTAGTAGTGTACAAGAGGGATAGCATCATCCTGGGTACGAGAAGTGGAGACGCGGAGGCCCCGGTTTCGTACCAAAGCCCAAAGAAGGGGATCGGCCTAGTGGCCCCGTGGTCGTTGGTTGAGTTCATGGGGACAAACGCATTCTTAGGAAGGGATGATTTTTACATCCTTGACGGGGACGCTCCCACTAGTATTGGAGGTCCAATACGGGACAAGTTTTTGAAGGAGGTGGGGGCGAGTGAAATAGAGCGTGTATTTGGGTACGCAAATTATAACGCTAACGAAATATATTGGGTGGCAAATACCAGCACCGGACAGAAGGTTTATACGTGGAATTATAAGACTAATCAATGGACCATTAATACCTACCCATTGACCATTACCGGATTCGGCCGAGGAGCCATCTGACACATGAGCAAGAAGATTTTCATAGACGGAGAATTGCTCCGCAGTCTGTATGGCAATGTACGGTAGGGGGGCAATCTAATGCCAGAACCAACACCTACTAGTTTTGCGGTAGTCGCCCACGACACCCACAATGCACTTACGTGGCACAATGAGGACACCTATACGAATATTGAGATATGGAAACGGGTGTCACCGGACGCGTCGTTTAACCGTATCTCCGGAGTATTTACGGGTCAGTCTTACGACGACTCGGACCTATACAGTAGCGTCACGGCCGCTTATTCCTATTATTTAATCGCCCAGAAAACGGGATACATATCATCCGACCCTACGGCTACAAGATCGTGTACCAGGTGGGTAGAGGACGCTCAAGAAAGTACGATAACCTTCTCCACTCCTGAGCCAACCCAGGTAGTCGGTAGAACGGATACTTGTTCCGATACGATTACGTTCTCCGTTTCTCAATCCGGGGTGCAGACATTTGTTGACACTCTTTCAGACACGATTACCTTCTCCACGGGAAGCCAGAGTTCGCAGACCATCAAGACCGCGTTTGAATATTACCTGGGAATGTCGGATGGAACGGTCCACGGGACCGACTCCGACCTAAAGAGTGATAATGGGGCGAGTATAACGTCAACCTGGGAAACGGTAGAAACAGACCTCGGTGTTGCCGACACGTATAAAACGGTTCACAAGGTTAGCGTGAAATACGTGGACAAGTCGGCCAATTTGAGCATGGCCGTTAGCATCTCCAATGACGGCGGAAAGACTTGGACATCATCTACGCATACCGTCGGAACGGGTGACGGGCGAACGCACAGCAAGATATTCTGGTTTATCAAGACCGGACAATTCTTTAAGTTCAAGATAGAATTAGCGTCGGCAGACGATACCTTTCAGATAATCGGAATGGACGTTGATTTTCTCCAATGTGGGGAAGTGATTGAATTATGAGCGTACAACGTATTCGGACATGGCCTAAGCCCAAAGATGGGACGGATGCTTACACCAAGTCCCTGTACGTTGCCCTGTGTTCCGAATCGGCCGACAGGCTGATTGATTTTGCGGAATCCGAAGCCGCGTGGAAAACGTATTACAAGTCTTGGTACACGGCCGAGGGCGACATTCTAATCGGGACAGGGAGCCATAACCTTGACGTTCTCCATATCGGAAACGCGGGGGACGTTCTGGCGGTTAGCGGCGGGACGGCGGTTTGGACAACTCCATCGGCGGCCGTACCCCATACGATGTTGTCCGCCACCCACACCGACGTAACGATTGGCACGATGGCGCGGGGGGACTTACTTACCGGACAGGGGGCGACTCCGAAATGGGTTAGGCTTCCGCTCGGGACAAACGGGTACTTCCTCAAGTCGAACGGTACGGACGCGGCTTGGTCCGCCCACGGGTTAACGGCTTCTGACGTTGGAGCGGAGCCGACATTGGCGGTGGGGACATCGGCTCAATATTTTCGCGGGGACAAGACTTGGCAGACTCTTAATCAGGCGGCCGTGGCCGGATTTACTACGTCTGATTCCCCGGCCTTCAAGACCGTTTCGCTCTCGGACCTTACGGATGGGTATATCCCTTATCACGTATCAGATGCGGCGGGGATGGCAAATAGCATAATGACTCAGGTTAGTGAGGCCATAACCGTAACCGGAACGACCCCATCTTTCCAGATACATGGAACCAGCGCGTACCTACAGCTTGTAGGGACGGGCCTGACTTCGGGTAGCCGGAACTACGAGATTAGGGCGTGTACGGGGGTTGACGGTATCAATATTCTGAGTTGGCCGGATGATTGGTCGGGAAGCGGAACTTCGCTTGTTACATTTCTAGCAAATGGAAATAATGGATTCGGTACGGCCACCCCTAGCGTAAGGATGTCCGTAGTAACGGCCGGTGATGTTTTCGGTATCACCGTTGGCGAATCATCGATGGCAACCGGTAAAATGCTTCAAATCGGTTATGCCGCAACTTCTAATTATGGGATTATCCAGTCCATCCACTGTGGAACCGGGTATCGCCCATTAACCTTACAACCTAGCGGGGGAACGGTTATTGTCGGCGCGACGGCGGCTCTTTCTACGGAGAAACTCGGGGTCAAGGGGCCAATCGTAATCCACGGCTCCACTTCGGGGTACAACGGGTTTCAGGTTCCGGCGACAGCCGGGGCGACGATCTGGACACTCCCTGCGGCTGACGGTACGGCGGGGTATTGTCTCAAGACGGACGGGTCCGGTACATTGGGCTGGTCTGCGTTTGAGGCTTCTGGCGCGGCGGCCGGTGCGGTATCGTCTCACGAATCGACCTACAATCACGGCAATTACAATACCGCCTATGGGTGGGGCAATCACGCCTCTGCGGGATATCTGACATCTCAAACCTCCCACGCTGACGTAATGGTGGATGGGGATTTCGGAAGTCAGGGTATCATGTTGCGGGGTGCATCGGCCGGAACGTATTCTATCTTGGCTGACGCTTCGGCTAATTGGAATACGGCCTATGGTTGGGGGAACCACGCGGGGCTGTACGAGACGACCGGGGCGGTTTCAACCCATAACGGGCTGGCTTCGTCCCACGGTTTCACGACGGCGGGGAAAGCAATAGCGAACCTTGCCAACCCTGGGGCGGTGACATTCCTTCGGGTCAACGCGGATAACACCGCCTCGCTCTTGTCGGCCAGCGATCAGCGGACGGCGTTGGGCGCACAGGCGTATAACTCGAACCTGACCGGGATAAATCAGGCGCTGGATACGACGGCTGGCCCCTCCTTCGCCCATCTCCACCTTGCGGACGTGGCCGCGATTACCACGGCGGCCGAATCCTGGATCGGGCCTAGCGCAACGGCGGGGGTGTATTTTAAGGGAGGGTGTTACGGTTTTGGGTGCGAGCCAAGCGAGGCGTTACAAATTGCCACGGGAGCAGTTTCAACACATATCCAACTGCGGCTCGGGACTACGGCAAATTACTATAATATCGGTCGCAATTATACTACTGGGTTTCTTAATTTTGACGGCAATCAAACGGGTTATGTGGGTTACGTATTCAACTCCGGCTCCGTCCTCATCGGTGCGACGGCGGCGCATGGCCCCGAAATATTCCGCGTCAACGGTACGGTCTACGTAGACGGCATCAGCATCACGACCCCGGCCGAATCCTGGATCGGACCTAGTGCCACGGCGGGGGTGTACTTCAAGGGGGAAAATGTAGGATTTGGGACGGCGACGCCGGGAGCGGCCCTAGACATTCAAAGTGGCGATTTACGGGTGTATAACCAGTCCAGCACTACTGCCATTGAATTTTTAAGAACCTCCGATGGAATCAAGGG